AACTCATATTATAACGCCGTTTTAAGCTGCGGTTTTGGTAATCAAAAAGTAACCGAAATATTTATAGGAAACGAAAGTGTAAAAAAAGATAATTTAGGAATTAGCGGTGTTAATGAGTTTGACTCTACCTCTTTATATTATGACTCAAAAAGTAACCGCGTAGAGGTTAGACAGTCGGGCGAGTCTTTAACGTTAACAAACTGTAACCAAAAAGTTATTAGTACATATTCGAGCGCAGAATTAAAGCACGAATACGGACAAGACGCCGAACCTATTATAGTTCAGGCCGCAGAAAACGCGCAGAAAATCCAAGTTTGTATTCAGTTTGCTTGTTTAAGAGATTATAACTCTGAGGTTGGCGAGTGGAAAGCGAGAACCGCAAAGGTTCGCCCTTACTGGAGTAATGACGGCGGCGTTAGCTGGTACGAGTTTTATTTTGACGGTATGGGCGACAACTCTATAACTATTAATTCTAATCAAACAATTAGATTTGTAGCAACTAAAACGTTTGCCGCTGCTGAAAGTTACGGAAAGAATATTAGTATTAAGGTTGTAAAAGAAACGCCAAAAGCACAGTCGGGAAGTCAGGAAGATTGCGCGCTTTTATGGTATCAGACTTTTTGTTATGATGCGCAAAAATCTAGTAGTTCTCTTTTGGTTGCTTGTACACCTCTTGAAACTGAATTGTTTAATAAAACAACTCGTATTGCTTTTAGAATGACCGCCAGCGCCTCAACTAACTCAGTTTTAGACGAATTGCACGCCGTAACTGAGGGTTACGCGAGAACTTGGAACGGGACAAACTGGAACACCACAAAAGAACCAACCCGCAACCCTGCCGCTTGGATTTTAGAAATATTAACAAGCAATATACATAAAGCCTCAAAAATAAACGACTCGGAAATTAACCTAGAGTCTTTAGGCGCTTTATATAATTATTGTGTAGAAAATAATTTTTATACTGACGGAATATTAACAACAGATATTAAGAAAAGCGACCTGATAACAAAAATATTAAGTTCAGTAAATGCCGATATGATTATTAATAGCGACGGCCTTTATGAGTTCGTTATTGATAAAGAGGAAACAACCCCAGTTGCATTATTAAACGCTGAAAATATTAGCGGTATTACTTATTCAAAAGATTTAAGCCGCAAAACCGACGGAACAAAAGTTACTTTTACTAACCGCGAAAACTGGGCCGTAGATACTTTTTACAGTATGTTAGACGGCGGCAGCTATAATTATTTAAATGATACCGTTAGCGATTTAAGCCCTGATTATGTTACTACATACGAACACGCATATAAAATGGCTCAACGTAAACTTAGACAAGTTCAATTAATGCCTAGAGAAATCAAAGCCGACGTAGGACTTGAGGGCGATTACTACCCTCTTTTTTCTACCGTTTTGCTGCAAGTTCCTGCATTATTACAAGGCTTAGCAAGTTCGGTTATTACAAGTTTAACAACCGACGCCGACGGGCTTGTAACTAGTATTAATATTTCCGACCTCGTAACTTTTGACGGCGTTAGCCGTTACGGTGTTATTATTCAGTCGGGAAACGATAGCGGAATGAAATTAATTAGCGCCGAGGTTACGGGTTCAGGTTCTACAAGAACTTTAACTTTTACAAGCGCTATTAATCCGACTACAAACTATTTAAGTATCGGCAATCATTTAAGTTTCGGATTACTCGACAATAACGGCCGTTTTACAAAAGTAACTAATACTATGAAGATTTACGGCATAGAACCTAACGGCGACGACGGTTACGTTTTAACTCTAAGGGATTATAACGAGGCCGTTTACCAGTACGGCGGCCCTATTCCAGCTTATAAAAGCAATCTGACAAAAAAACAAGCCCCAAACAATGCGGTTTCTATCGACGATATAAACAAAGTCCGCGAGGATATGAACAACTTACAAGACACATTAATTGAGGCCTACCAAAAATTAATGATGCCGGTAGTAGTCGACGCAAGCGTTAAAACCGCTATTTTTGAAATTGACGAAGACGGAAACACCGCAGCAATTCAAACAGTATACACCGATATTACTTGTAAGCAGGGCGACGAAAACAGAAACTTTGCAATAGGTTCTATTTCTTTACCTGAGGGCTGGAGTATGTCTATTAGTGGAAAGCGTATTACTTTTACTATTGGCGAGGGTGTACGCGTTACTAGTGGACAATTCCGCATTCCTATTGTTTATAGGCCAGTTGTAGAATATAACGAATACGTCGACGAAAAAGGCAATATTTACATAGACGAAAGTAACCTTGATTATGTAGAGGCAATAACTTCCAGCAGCGACATTACTTATGAAATATGGTTTAGTTATTTTGGACTCGGGAACGGTGTTTATTTAGGGTTAATTTCAGACGTTGACGATATACCGACACTTCCAAACCTTAACGATTATTTCACTTGGGGCGGTGCTAACCATACGCCATATAGTTTGAGTATTAACGGCGAGTTATTACAAGCCCGCGTATATAAATATGTCGGAAATAATAAAGGTTGGAGCTGGGAACAAGACACAAACGGCGGACACGGTCAAGCCGCTTTAACCGACGTTTTAGGAATTGCAAACGCTGATTTAAGAAACAATAACTCTACCGCGTGGGAATACCTCGACCACTTAACCGCTAATAGTATTTATGTTGATATGATTGTAGCAAATAACGCGTTTATCGACAAAATTAATACTAAATTAATTTCCGCCGGTGTAGTTACAACGGGAGTTTTAGACGATGCGACAACCGCAGCAAAATTAGCTGCTGAACAAGAGGCGATAAATAAACTTGGCTTATCTACTAATTTACAAAACGGCAGCGTTGTTATTACTGGCGGTACTATTTTAGCGGATTATATTAATACTTCTACGCTTAAAGTTGAAAATGCAAAAACCGCCGATAAGGCTTTAAATTCTGATAAAGTGCAGGATTATACTTTAATATCAGGCGGGAAAATTAAAACAAGTTTAATTAACGTTAATGAAATAAAAGCAACTTCCGGCTTTTTTGATGATATTACAGTAAAAGGATTTTTAACCTCAAATAATACACCTTTTCAACCAATCGCCGCTTTAAATATAGGTTGGAACAACGATGCTTTACAAATGACATATAATAAAAATGTAAGTACAGTAGTAAGAGAAGAACAAGGGGTTTATAAAGTTACTTTTGCTAACCCTATAAAACTAAAAACCCATACTTGGAATAATGGAAAATATATAGACGTTTTTGCCGTAGGTAACGCACACGATGATTTTACAAGTGGTTTTAATAGTCAATTAACAATATCGGTTAACTGGGTTCGCAATTCTGTAAATAGAGTTTTTACTATTGACGCAAACGGCTACGCCTCAGTATCTTGGCTACAGTTATATTTTGCACAAGGAAGTAATTTATATGACCCAATTTCGGCACAAATATTTATGTTCGGAACTGAAACCGCTTAAAATATATTTATTAATTGTTACACTTTTATTACAAGGGTGTAACAATTTTTATAATAACTTTACTCCTGATACTAAAGGGGTTGCGTGTCCTGATGATATAAAATTAAAGGCTTATGAGTATGCCGAATTATATTTAGATTTAGACACCGAATATTTATTAGGAGGCCAAGACCTCGCACGCAGCCTAAAATTAGATTGTTCGGGGCTTTTGGTAAATTGTTATATATACGCCGTTTCAAATAGTAGTTATTCTCTTTTGTTTGATGATGCCCGCGTTATTGATATGTATAATTATTATACAATACCGACCGAAAACCCTACAAAAGGCGATTTGATTTTTATGGGTGATGATGATATTAGCCATATTGCAATATTAGAAAAAATAGAAAACGGAATAGTTTATTTTATAGATTGTACTCAAAAAGATATAAATAACGACGGATTTTACGAAATTAACGGAGTAACAAAAAGGAATTATTATTTAACCGACTCTAAAATAAAAGCGTTTGGAATAATGAAAATAAAAGAGTAATGACTCTTTAGTTATGAACGAAATATTAATTAAAGTTTCGCCCGAACAGTTCGCAATAATGCAGAAATTACTAGAACCCTATGTTTTATTATCTGCAAGCCTGAACGCGCAATATAGGGCGAGTATTCAAACGCCGCCAGTAATGGCGCAAAAGTTAGATCCTCAGAAAAAAGAGGATTTAGAGGAAATTATAACAAGAGGTTAAATAATGGCAATTACAACAACTAGATTTAAGGGCGAAAACGATAGCGACATTTTAAGCCTTGGCGGTGTAAAAAGCCGTGATATGATACAGACCCGCCACGATGTGGGAACCGTTTCCGATAGCGACAAAGGAATACCGTTTGAGGTAATCCAAGCCCGCCCCGTTGCGGTTTGCGCATCGGCTGCCAGCGCTGGAACTAAAACGGCAACATTAACCGACTCATTCCCTGATTTTACATTAAAAAACGGCCGCGAAATTATTGTTTATATGGCTAACGAAAACACCGCAGCCGAACCAAGTCTTTTGGTTACTGGAACCGAGGCTATACCGTTAGAGTGTAACTCTTGGACCGCAGGCACTTATTTGCGTTGTAAATACGTTGATTTTTCATTAAATGGGACACGCGTTAGAAAGTGGCTAGTCGATACCGGTTACACTAACGTTACTAATCAGTTAAATGGTGCTTTAACTAACTTAGGATTGAAATTTAAACAAAATGGCTGGTATTACAGAGATATTGATAACGATTACATCGAAGTATTCGGGCAAGTGGGAACGGGTTCTTTGAACGTTGGGAATGCTTATGGTAGTATTTTTTATGCTACTGTTACTTTTACTTTGCCAACATTTAATATTAGTGAAGTTAGAAGTGTGAATGTAACCGCCCAGCATAACGGTGTCGGCGGAGTTAATATTTCTTCTGTATCAACTTCACAAATTAGATTAATTCTTTGGAATGCTACAAGTTATAACTTTACGACTGGAATTATTTGTAATTTTCACTTTATCGCTAAGAAATCCGCTTAAAAATAAGGCTCACCGATTAAGTGAGCCTTATTTTTATTGGTGTTTTATACAGTAAACAACAATAGTTACGGATTTACTTCCATAGGCAGTGTTAGTTCCGTCTTGTATACAATGGAAACCCCAATAAGTATCATTCCTAGCATAGTTATAAGGTGTTACTACAACACCTTCAGTTAAACATCTAGCAGAAACGATTTCATATTCCCCGTAACTTATACTCGTTTTATAGTTCCCATTGGCAGTAGTTGTTCCACTTATTTCAAATTTGTAATGTTTACAGTACGTTAAAGCACCATTTAACGAGTTATTCGGAAAAACCGAACAACTCAAAAAACCCTTACTTATGACTTTATATATAAAGTTAAAAAGTGAGGGTTTTTAATTTATGGATACGTCATTAGTTGTTACTTGCGGAATTACATTAATAGGCTGGGCCGTTATGTTTGGAATATGTAAAAACAAAATTGATACTAACTCAAAAGAAATAGAGGACTTAAAGACAAATTACACCGAACAAATTAAGACCTTAAAAGCTGATTTTCAATACGACATAGACGAAGTAAAAGCCCGTCAGAATGAAACAAGTACAATTTTACAGAGTATTAATAATAACCTTTCACGAATTAACGAACGTTTCGACTTGCTCGTAAACGGACAGTTAAACATTAAAGGCATAAATTAAAATGAAAATAACATACCCTCAGGACACCGCCGAAAAGCTGGCAAGTATTAAAAATATAATTTCTATTTCAAAATATGGCTGCTGCGCCTTTGTGTTTTTATGGTGGCTTGGCTTGCTGCCTGATAATGAACTAGACGCAATTAAACTTGTAGACGACGGAATTAACAAAGGCAATTTAGACAAAGAATGTACGGTTTACTGGGATAAATGGGGCTACGCCCTGACGGGCCGTAATTTCGACGTAGTAAAAAAAGAGATAACAAGTATTAAAGATATTAAAGACCCTGCGCCCGTTTGGTTCTCTATCGACGGAAAAAACGGCCATTGGGTAGGCGTTAAAAACGGCAAGGTAGTTTTTAATCCTAAGAAATATTCCAAAAACGTAGCCGAGGGAAAGCCTCGTACTATGCGCATTATAACTGTAAGAGGTTTAAAAAAATGAGTGAAGAAAACACAGAAAAGAAAAAAGGGTTTTTAAAATCGGTTTTCGGTGATAACGATTACGACGCCGATATAACAAAGGTTATCGGGTTCGGGATTGTCTGCGCTGGCTTGGTTGGTTTTTTCCTTGGTAAAAACAATTTTGAATGGGTTATCGGGTTCGGCGCTGGTTTAATCGCTACGGGTAAGTTTTCAAATAACGGCTAATCAGGGGCGACGCTATGAGCATCTTAAATAAAATACTCGGTTTCTTTGCAGCTATTGCAGGTGTATTTTCTGCCGTGTTTTATGTCTTATTCCAGCAGAAAAAAAACGAAAACGAGGAAATAAAAAAAGACTTAGAAGAAACAAAGAAAACCGCGGATAATAACGCCGCTATTATTCAGGCCGAACAAGAGGCAGAAAAAAAAGTAAACGAGGTAAAAAAAGAAAATGAAGAACTTAGAGAACTTTCTAAAAGCGATACTCTTAGCGGGTTCGCTGCTGCTTGCGAACTCTTGCGCAAGTAATCCGCAAACTATAACTAAATATATTTACGTTTGCCCTGATTTATATTTTGCCAAGTTTCCTGACCCCTCGCCTATCATTCCACTTGATGAAAAATGCCACGTTGTAAAAGACGATAACACAAAAATCGAATATTACTTAATCCCTAAGTTTTACGGGGAACTGGTATTAGATTACAAACTTAGTAACGACGAAACCAAGGCCCGTTACGAAACATTCAAACGCAATATAGAAAAGGCCCAAATTAAAGAATAATGACTTTATAAATGCCTAGAAAAATTAAGTTTATACCTTTAGCCGTTTAGTTGGGGTTACTCTTAATAGGGCCATAATACCGGCGCTTTATTAACGCGAGAAACAAAAACGGCTAATTATTTTGGTTATACTAAGGGGTTGTTAATTCCTTTATATAATATTCTAGCGTTGCTGGAATAAATAAACTTGGTTTGGTAGAACCGTATAAAAACTACATAATAACAAATCGTTTTTTTAGTTTATTAAATTTTTTTTAAAAATAGTATTAGTAATAGTAAACCCCCGCGCCGTTGGCGTGAGGGTTATTTTTTTTATGAAATGACTTTTTAGGTGTTCAAAGGTTTTTAATGCTTTTCACCTTTTGAACCTCTCCTATTATATTTTTTGTTTGGGGCGTGGCCGTCTATTGCTCTGCGGCTGCGCCCCTCTTTATTTTATTAAATATTTCCAGCTGCCAAGGTAAAATGTCGGTTAAGTCCTCAACCTTAAAGTTTGTATAAACCTTTTCCATACCGCGCAGACTATGGCCCGCAATTGTTTCAACCTTTGCAGAAATTACCCCGCAGCTTTTAGCGTTAGTAATAAAAAAATGCCTCAGGCTATGGAAACTAAGCTGACGTTCTACGGCGTTAGGAAACTCTAATTTAACTTTATTGTATAGCCTATAAAATGCAGCCAAGCGCGTTGGTTCAAAACCTATTAATTCTTTAACCTCAGGAATAACGGGTATTTGCCGGCATTCCTTATTTTTAAGCGGTTTGCGTTTTTGGTTGTTCAATTGTTCTTTTAAGTCTATGTAAATAATATCGCCCTCGGTTTTAATATCCTCAGGGCGAACCCCTACCGCCTCGCTGATGCGTAACCCAGTAAGGGCCATAAGTAAAACAATGTTTTGAAACTCGGGACCGATAAGGTTATAGAGTTTAGTTATTTCCTCAAGCGTGAATGCGTCGCGGTTGTTTTGTTTTGCTGCCAATGGTTCTAGGTATTCAAAAGGATTAACAGTTATTTCCCTATCACGAAAAGCCGCGTCAAAAATATGCTTTAAACAAGACATTGTTTGAATTACATTTGACGGCGCGTAATTTTCCAGCATCTTAATTCTGAATTGCTTTAAGTCAGTATATTTAATATTGGCAAGTTTCATACTTCCAAAATACGGAAGTATATATTGAGTCATTTTAACCCTGAGGCCTTTAATTGTGTTTTCGCTTAATGGTTCGACCCTATCGCGTAAATATGGGCGGTTATCGTCGTAAAAGTGGGCGGCGTACTCGTAAAAAGTTTTATTACTCTGCCACAGTTCGCCCGCTTTAAATAACGCATCGCAGAAAGTCTGCGCCGCTGCTTTTGAGGTTTTACCCGTACTAATTGCCGTGGTTCTAATCCCTCTATCGTCATAAGTTCTATAATACCAATATTTTCCGCGCTTATATAACGAATACGGTTGTTTATATCTGCTCATTTATTTTATACCCCCATTTGGTTACAAATAGGACATACAACAAACCTAATTATATGTCCCACATATAGTTACAAGCCTAAAAGTTGTAGGTATATCAAATAACATAGTTATAGGCCCTTATAAATTGTTATATATTATTATAGAAGAAATCTATTTATTTATAATTTTTAATAAGTTTTACTATGCTATTAGGCTACATTACTGGCTACAATAGGCCTTTTTTAGAATTGATTTGGCTACCCTAATTATTTAAGCTGCTAGCAAGAATTAAAACCGTGTTTTTATCTTTATCGGATAGATTGCGGAATAATTCAACTAGTTTTTTTTCCTCCTCGCTTAAAATAAGATTATCTATTTTTATATTTTCAGTTTCATTAATTGCGGTTCCTGAGGTTAAAAAATCCATAGACACGCCCAAGAAATCCGCGCATTTTTTTAATGCCTCTGCGCTGGGTTTGCTACCTTTTACCCAACTTCTAAACGTACTTTCAGGGATAAAACAATTTTTATATAAGTCTACACGGCGCAAGTTTCTATTTGCTAAAAGACTATCTATGCGGCTGGTAATATCAGACATATAACACCCCCTTATTATTAAAAATAACTAATACATTTTAATTAATTATTAAAAAAAATCAAATATTACTAAAAAATATTAAAATTAATAGCGATTTTTCACGCTTTTTAATTGACAAGTACGATATTTCAATATATAACTTTACTTGTAACCCGCGATATATCACGGGTTAAACTTAATATAAAGCGAGGTATCAAGTGAATGAAGAAGTTTTAACCGTCGACGAGGCAGCAAAGTTTTTGAAAGTTTCAAAGGCTTGGTTATATCAGAAAAAGGCGGCGGGTTTAATTCCGTATCATCAAAACGGCGGGTTAGTTCGGTTCTTTAAGTCTGAACTATTGGAATGGCTGAAAGCAGCTAATTAATTAAAAGCGAGGTATTAGGAAAAATGAAAAAAACAACAACTTTTGAAAAACTTATTAGAAAGTCGGAAATTTATTTAATGAAATCATTAAAAGCCAATTCAGACAAAATGCGTTTTTACTGGGCGCGAAAATCTGAAAGCGCAAAAATTGCAGCTTATAACCTTACATTGTCAGAGGTGTTCTAATGCACGTTTCAGACGTTCAGACAATAGAACAAGCGCAAAAGCCTTGGGGGATTACAACCGCCCTTGACCCTTGCCCTGAGTTTCTGACCGTTTCGGAATATGATCCATATAAAAAAATGTACTGGTATACAACAAAAGAAAGTCAAACGCATATTTATGCCGATGACGACAAAACAATTATTAAGCGTACAAGCTGCCGTAATTGTCATAAAAATATCAGGCATTACAAAAACGTTTATTACAAAAAGGTTTTTGAACTTGGGCGCTGGTACAGTTACGAACATTCAGAAAAACAAAGTTATTGCGAGGAATGCGCAATAAAACTAACTAAAGAGGTTTGGACTTCTAACTTCCAAGTAGCGCCGCTGGACTACATAGAAATAGAGGCCGTAAATGCCAATTTTGAAACAAGAGAAATAAAACATTTTTCCGACGGTTCAATTTTGGAAGAAATGACAGCGCAAGAAAAAGCCCGTCAAATTATCAGATAAAAGGAGAATTAAAAAATTATGACTAACACAAACCACGTTGTAATTATTGGTAACATTACCCGAGAAATGGGCGAGAAAGATTTTGGCTATATCGGAAACGGGAACGCGAAAGCAACAATCAATTTGGCCGTAAACCGCAGCCGCAAAGCTGGGGACACTTGGGAAAATGAAACAAGTTATTTTGAAGTTGTTATTTTTGGCAAGACTGCAGAAAACTTAAAACCTTATTTAACTAAAGGCCAAAAGGTAGCAATCGACGGCCGACTTAAACAAGACCGTTGGGAAAAAGACGGGCAGAAACATTTTAAAGTCTATATTATTGCCGACTCGGTAGAACTCTGCGGCGGTAAAACTACAACCGACAACCCAAACCATATTGTAAAAAAAGCAACGCCAGCAGCGGCAGAAACTTCTGAGGGTTTCCCTGAGGATATTCCTTTTTAATAGGTGGTAAAAAATGTTAGCTGGTAATTGGAAAAGTTACGCCGATTACGTCGAACGCAATAAAGCGTTATTTCCTGACGTATACGACGATTACGACTACGAAGAAGAAGAAAACGAAGAAATAGAAGAGGATTAAAAATGAGTAACGAATTAAAAGTTATTGAAGAAACAAACCCAATTGAAGTGGGAACCGTGGGCGTTGGCGGAATGCCCGTTAGTTTTGGCAACAAGTACCAAATGGCTAAAGTTCTTTGTAGTTCAGGTTTATTGCCTAGCGGCTTAAATACACCCGAAAAAGTTACTATCGCTTTACAATGGGGCTTTGAATTAGGCCTCTCGCCTATGGTTGCGGTTAATAATATCGCCGTAGTAAACGGGAAACCTACAATGTCGATTGATATGTTACACGCTATTGCCCGCCGTTCTCCTGAGTATGCTGGTTGCAAATGGGTAGTACAAGACGAACACCGCGCCGAATGTATTATTTATCGTAAAACCGCAAATTATACCGAAGAGGTACGCGGTATTTATACCGAGGATATGGCCCGCGATGCCGGATTACTTGGCAAAGATAACTGGAAAAAATACAAGGCTAGAATGCTTAAACATAGGGCCTTAGGTTACGGACTCCGCGACGCGTTCCCTGACGTTTTAGCCGGCATCTATCAACCTGAGGAAATGGAAGACGTTCCAACAGAAAAAAACGTTATTAAAAACATTACACCGACAGAAACAAAAAAAGCGGTTCCAGCTGCAACCGAAACCGCCAAAGTTGAGTTAGACCCTACGCCAATAGAAAATAACACAACTATTACAGTATCGGAAGAAAAACCCGAAACCTTAGCCGACGCCGCCGCAGAAATTGCAGCGCCTAAACCTAAGGCAAAAAATAAAACTCCACAAATTAAATTATACACAAAAGAACAAGGCGACGAACTCAAAAACCTTGTAGAAACAACCTACCCCGACGGCCGCCCCGTAATTGCGGAAGACGAAAAAAACACTTTTAGAAAAATGCTTGTAGAGGGTAATTTTGACGCTGCAAAAGAGGAATTGACCGCAATTATTAAAGCGCGTTTGTTTCCTGCATCTGCTGCGGAAATACAACCTGATAGCGTAGACAAAACGGAAGTTATAACAACTGGCTTTGATATTTTCTAAATAAAAAACGCCGCTGGCAAACGAAAACAAAAACCAACGGCGTTAAATTTCAGGGTATTAAGTAACTCCCATTATAGCGGATTTAGTTAACTGATACCCACAAAATGAGGGGTAAAAATGCAAAAAAATAAAAATAAAAGATTTGGTATAGCTGCTAAAGCGGTACGCGAAATTATACGGGCTATGCCTGAGGGCAATTTTTTTTATGGGTGGGAATTAAGGGACTTATGCGTAAGGGCATATCCCGAATTAAAAAATATGTATGTCGAAACATTCCTGAGAGAAATGCGGGAATATTGCCACGACTCTTATATTTTGGTTTCACGTTCAGAAAGTAAATATAAAAAAGTTAATAACGATACTTTGGAAATTAAACGCCCTGAACTGATGAAATACGCAACACTACACCAACAAAGTTTATTTAATTAGAGGGGTTTATAAATGGGTGAAATAACAAACAGTTTTGTTTTTTACAAGTCTTTTTATGATGCTATGGCGTTCTTAGAAAATGACGACAAATGCAGATTTATAACTTTAATTTGTGAACTCGCTTTTAATGGAACTGAGGCAGATTTAACAGACAACGGATTAAGCGACTTAGTAAAAATGCTTTACACCGTAAGCGCTGAACAGATAAAAGCCAGCATAAAAAACAAAATAAACGGCTCAAAAGGTGGATATAAAAAGGGGGTAAATACCCCCCTAAATACCCCCCTAAATAGCGGGGTTAATAGCAATGTTAATGTTAAAGAAAAAGATAATGATAAAGAGAATGTTAATACACCTTTTACATTCTTAAATATAACAATAGAAAATGTTACTAAATGGGCCGAATTAAACACAAAGTTTAAGCATTATGCGAAAAGTTTAGAGAACATAGAAAAAGTTACAAATTATCTGAAATCTGAAAACTTGCCTATTTCATACCTTGATTATGTATTTACAAGGTGTTTAGAAAAGTACGATAAAAACGACATTAATTTTGGTTTGATCACCAACGCGCTTGACTGGTATACAAACGATTACAAAAGAATTAATAAACCAAAAGAAACCAAAACAATAAAAGTTAAAAAACCTGCAGCGCCTAAAACTTGTAGTTTCTGCGGTTCTAAATTAAAGCTGGGCGGTATTCTCAACTCTTGGGAATGTCCGAACTGTAACCCTCGAACTTGGTGGGAGTTAGTCGGCAATGAGTGGAAATGTTCAAGAGATTAATATAATTAACGTTCCACTTGAGGCCAAATTAAACCGGCTACCTTTTCAATCTGATTTATTCAGTTTAGACGAGATAACCGAAACAAACCGCAAGTTAAACGAGGAACGGCAGGGCTTTGCGATTATTCCAGCAAATCAGGTTTTAATTAACCGCCCGTTACTTTCGGGGCTGCCTTATTTTGAAAACCCAAAAAATGACAATGAGGTTTTATTAAATGCTCAATATGACTTTTTAATAAAGGGTAAAAATGAGGCTTGGGGAATAATCTTAAACTTATCGTTTGAAATTATGTATAGACTGGTTAAGGCCTATGCTCGCGACCATAAACAATATTTAGACAAAATAGATTTAGATGAGAAAACCAGCAAAGCGGTTTTATACGTTCTAAAACGCTATAAGCCTGAATATGGCGAGCAGCTGCCAAAGAAACGCCGTAAAAACTTTTACGAACGTTTCCCGCTTGGGCAATACTACGTAACGACCAATTATATAGACTTCCTGAAAAAAGGAACGGTTCACGCTTTTTTATATACAACAAAGCTGGAAAAAAACACTACCTCATTAGAGGCATTAGACGAGAGGAAAATATAACAAATGAACGAAATAGATTTAGGCAATAACAATTTTTTAACTACACCAAAAAACAGAGAGTTTTTAACCTCTGAATTACAATTAATTTTTAATGTCAGTTCTAGTTGCCTTTGTAATTTAATACCACGCTTAGGACTAAACCCAAGAAAAGAAAACCGAGGAAGTACGCATATTAATATATGGAGTTACTCGGACTATCTAATATTAAAAAGCTGGTACAGTAACAAAGACAAAAACTTTCATAAAGAATTCAGGGAAAAAAGCCTTAAAGGAATGATTGACCCAGTAGACCCGATAGACGCAGACAATCACCCGTTAATTAAAGACAAAAAGTTTTTGAACCTGAACTACTGGCCCGACGTTATACCAAATTGTTTAATCGAGGTTGAATAATGACACAGTATAAACATAGGGGCCTTAAACCTAATAACTATAATTGCCAGCGTATAGGTTTGTTACTTGCAATAATAGCGGTAACAGACCTAACAACAGAAGACATATTTAATATTTTAGAGGTTACGGAGTCCGGCCGTAAAAATGCTCAGGGCCGTATTATAAACAACCTTTCAAATGATTTTCCGTTATTCCAGCCAAAAGACGGGGTTTACGGATTACTAACAAAGCAGCGTTTAGAAACTTGGGAAAACGAACATAAAACAACGTTAGACCAGCTTTACGCAGAATATAACGACTAAAGGGGTATTAAATGACAGAAAAACAATTAATTAATTTACATAAGCAAAATAAAAAGGTAGCCGAGGCGCAGGAGTTCGCAGCAAGCGAAGAACACACAACGGGCGCAGAAGTTTCCGAACTTGTAGAACGTGCATATTTAGAGGGCCTAAACTCAGGTTATGAAGAAATTAACGCGCTGGAAAAACAAAGGAACCATTTTAAAGAACTGGCCGACAACCGCGGAAAGTTTATTGACTGGGTTTTAGAAAACTATCCTGATATTGCAAAAGAATACAACGGATTTTAAGGGGGACAAAATGACAAAAGAAGAAATTAAAGAAAAAGCGGAAGATTTATCTAATTGTGCTTTTTGTTCGGCGTTGGTGTAGGTAGTTGGATAATGTTTATTTGTAATAAGCGTAAATAACGACTTTATAAGGGGTTTTATACCCCTTTTCATATTAATAATTAAAGGATTTTTTAAGGGTGAAAACCACAGAAAACACACGCGGCCGACCCAGTAAGTTGACCGACGAAAAAATAATGTTAGCAATTAAACTAAGGGAACGGGGCTTTAGTATCGAGGAAATAGCAAACGCCTTGGATATATCAGAGGCCTTGTTATACTTAAAGAATACAGAATGGGCCAAGCTGCGCGAACGCTTAAACATAATCAAGTCTAAACAAGAGCTGGAACGCATCGGCAAAGTTGAGAAGTCTTTATATAACCGCGCTATCGGTTACAAGACAAAAGAAAAGCGGGAAAGTTTCGACGCCGACGGAAACAAAACGGGCGAGATTATAACAACCCGTCATATACCCGCCGACGTAAAGGCGCAACAGTTCTTTTTGACAAACCGCGCCCCTGATGACTGGCAGCTGCAACCGTCAGACGATAACAACGCCGACGAAATAGACACA